AGGTGATAGTAAAATACAAAAATTCTCTTAAAGGGAAAATTTATAAAAAATCCATAAGAAAAAGTTTAGTAAATGACCATCACAGACCGCTACCCCAAGTAGAAAAAACGAATGGAGAAAGCATTATGCGAGAAAAAGCAATCGAGCGTAAATTAACGCTGATGGTAAAAAAGCAGGGCGGCATCTGTCTGAAGTTCGTTTCTCCTGGATTTGACGGGGTGCCGGACAGAATTGTACTTCTGCCCGGTGGCTGTATGGCTTTTGTGGAAGTTAAGGCTCCAGGCAAAAAGCCACGAGCCTTACAGGTCTCCCGCCACACGCTCTTGAGAAAATTAGGCTTCCGGGTCTACGTCCTGGATAACGAAGAACAGATTGGAGGGATTCTTGATGAAATACGAACCGCATGATTACCAGGCATACGCTATCGACTACATCGAGACCCATCCTATCGCCACCGTCTTTTTGGATATGGGACTCGGCAAAACGAGCATCACGCTGACCGCCATCAACAACCTTATGTTTGACAGCTTTGAGGTCAGCAAGGTTCTTGTGATAGCGCCCCTGCGTGTTGCAAGGGATACCTGGACAGCCGAAGTCGAAAAGTGGGATCACCTTCAGCACCTTCGCTGCTCTGTGGCTGTTGGCACAGCGGATGAGCGCAAAGCAGCTCTGCTGCGACCCGCCAATATTTACATCATCAACAGAGAAAATGTCCAATGGCTTGTGGAGGAAAGCGGCATCCCTTTCAACTTCGATATGATCGTGATTGATGAACTGTCCTCCTTCAAGAATCACAACACAAAGCGGTTCAAATCCCTGCTGAAAGTCAGACCCAAGGTCAACCGCATCGTTGGTCTGACTGGCACTCCCGCTTCCAACGGACTGATGGATCTGTGGGCGGAATTCCGTATCCTGGATATGGGTCAGCGGCTTGGCAGGTTCATCACCAAATACCGCACCGACTACTTTCAGCCGGACAAACGTAACGGTCAGATCATCTACTCCTATAAGCCTCTGCCGTATGCCGAGGAAGCCATCTACGAGAAAATCGGTGACATCACCATTTCCATGAAGGCAAACGACCACCTGCAGATGCCGGAACTGGTCAGCAGCGAATATGAGGTGCGACTCTCCGATGAGGAGCGTGAGCATTACGATGACCTCAAGCGTGACCTGGTTCTCACTTTGGCTGATGGGGAGATCACAGCCGCCAACGCTGCGTCCCTCTCCGGCAAGCTGTCCCAGATGGCAAACGGAGCAATCTATGACGATGACGGCAATACCATCCACATCCACGACCGCAAACTGGATGCGTTGGAAGATATCATCGAAGCCGCCAACGGCAAGCCGGTCCTTGTGGCTTACTGGTTCAAGCATGACCTGGAACGCATCACCGCAAGGCTGAAAAAACTGCATATCCCGCATTCCAGACTGGATGACTCCGACAGCATTCGCAGATGGAACAACGGAGAAATACCTGTGGCACTCATCCATCCGGCTTCTGCCGGACACGGACTCAACCTCCAAGCTGGAGGTTCCACCCTTGTGTGGTTCGGTCTTACCTGGTCTTTGGAACTGTATCAGCAGACTGTAGCAAGGCTGTGGCGCCAGGGTCAGACCTCCGAAACCGTGGTGGTACAGCACATCATCACAAAGGACACCATTGATAACCGCATTATGAAAGCCCTCTCCCAAAAGGAGCATACGCAGACGGCACTTATTGATGCGGTAAAGGCAGACCTGCAAATCTAAGACAATAATCGACAACTTTCGACAATCTGTGCCAATCCGAGGAACATCAAATATCGGAGGTACAAATATGAACCCTTATCAGGCATTAGCCAACGCCATTGTAGAACTGGCCGTAAAAGACTACAAAAAAGCACTCAAATACCACTTCAAGCACCCCCATAACGATGACTACGCCCGTCAAGTTGCCAACCTTGAGCGGTTTTTCCGTTCTGGTTGGTATGGAACGCTTACCGACCTTGATGCCGAATATCTTATGAACGGTGTCCGGGCTATGGTTCGCAAGGAGGTGGTAGCATGACCGCACGAGAGTACCTTTCCCAAGCACACCGCCTCGATCAGCGGATTGATGCCAAAATCGCCCAGGTTGCCACTCTCAATGAACTCGCCACAAAATGCACCTCCACCTTGACAGGTATGCCGAGAAACCCCAACCGCGGCACTTCCACTATGGCCGATGCTGTCTGCAAGATCATTGACCTGCAGGCTGAAATCAACCGAGACATTGACAGCCTTGTGGATCTTAAGCGTGAAATGGTGGCCGTTATTAAAGCCGTGGAAAACATCGAGCATCAGACCCTCCTGGAAAAGCGTTATTTGTGCTACCAGACCTGGGAGCAGATTGCCGTGGATATGGGCTACAGCGTCCGGCAGCTATACCGTCTCCACGATGAAGCATTGGAAAATGTGGTAGTTCCTGCATCTTGTCACTAAATGTCACCCCATGTCACCCTATAAAGTGTGATATGATATACTTGGCAAAAGAGAATACAGATCAGCCTCATGGGAGCAATCCCGTGGGGCTTTTCTTATGCCCAGAAAGGAGAGGTTTGTATGGGCTACCGTAAAGTCGGCTACCTGGAACAAGCCTGGTACATCATTAAGTACAAACTGGGCCAACTGTTCCGTAGGAGGTGAAACGATGCCGAAGAAACCGAAGCGTCCGTGTTCTTACCCTGGCTGTCCCAAGCTGACAGATGGGAGGTTCTGTGAGGAACACGCCAAGGTTGAAGCCAAACGCTACGAGAAGTATGACAGAGATCCTGCTGTACGCCGTAGGTATGGACGGGCTTGGAAGCGTATCCGTGACAGCTATGTTCAGCAACACCCTTTGTGTGAGGTGTGTCAGCAGCAAGGCAAGCTGATACCGACCGAGGAAGTCCATCACAAGGTGCCCCTCTCCGAGGGTGGCACTCATGCAAGAAATAATTTGATTGCTCTTTGCAAGTCCTGTCATGCCAGAATCCATGCCGAGCGTGGTGATCGTTGGCACAATCACTAACCCGGTAGGGGCGGTCAAATCTCCGGGACCTTTATCCCGTGCAACGGGCGTGGGGTCACGTGTGCATTTTTTGCTATTCAAACGGGGTATTAACCCCCAAGCAGAAAGGAAGGTGAAAAAATGGCCAAGGACGGAACAGCGCGTGGCGGTGCAAGACCCGGCAGCGGACCCAAACGAAAGCCTTTGACAGAGAAAATCTCTGCGGGCAAGCCTGCACAGGTAATCGACCTGCCGGAAGGCGCTGACCTTGAGGGTGTGGATATGCCGCCCATCAAGGAATACATGAAAGCAAAGCAAAAAAGCGGTGTTGATTTGTGCGCCGAAGAGATTTTCAAAGAGACCTGGGAATGGTTGCGGAAAGTCGGCTGCACGGAATATGTCAATGTACAGCTAATCAATCAGTACGCAATGACGGTAGCCCGTCAAATTCAATGTGAACAGTGCATTTCAGAGTACGGCTTCCTGGCGAAGCACCCCACCACGGGAAATGCCATCGCAAGTCCGTATGTATCAATGCTCCAACAGTTCACGAAGCAAGCGAACCAATCTTGGTATCAAATTTATCAGATCGTCCGCGAGAACTGCTCGACCGACTATAACGGTCCCAATCCCCAGGATGATGTGATGGAAAGACTACTTCGTGCAAGGAAAGGATAATGAATTATGTTTGAGAAAGTTAATCCCGCGCACCCCGATAAGGTGGCGGACAGAATTGCCGGTGCCGTTGTAGACATCGCATACGATACGCAGATCGACCCCAAGGTTGCTGTGGAGGTGCTTGTCGGTCACGGTGTCTGCCATATCATCGCAGAGACCTCTGCCAACATTAACCGCGATAAGGTTACCGCAGCAGTCAAGCGTATCGCTGGGGATCTGAAGGTTGACCTGGTTGTCGTTCCCCAGGACGCACATCTTGCTCGTAACCAGGAAGATGCAATCCGCTGCGGTGACAACGGCATCTTCAAGGGCGTGCCTATGACCGAAGAGCAGAAAAAGCTGTCTGGCATTGCCAGAGCAATTTATGCTTTTAACCGCACCGATGGAAAGTACATCCTGGACGGTGACCGCTTGATTATCTGTCAAAGCAATGCCAAGGGTGATGAGCTGCGCTCCATCTTCCCCAATGCAGAAGTCAACCCTCTGGGTGACTGGACTGGCGGTACCGATGTCGATACAGGTGCTACCAACCGCAAGTTGGGTAGTGATATGGCTGACTCCGTTACGGGTGGCGGTCTGCACGGCAAAGACCTATCCAAGGCAGATGTCAGCGTGAATATTTACGCTTGGCTCAAGGCCCAGAAAACTGGGAAGCCTGTGGAACTGTGCTGCGCCATCGGTGATGAGTCCGTTGATGGCATCCCTTATTCTGAAATCGTGGAAACGGCAAGAGAGTTCATCCGCTCCCGTGGTGGATTCGAGGCTTTTGCCGAGTGGGGTCTCGTATGATTATCGAAAAGAAAAATACCGCAGACCTTCTGCCTGCGGACTACAACCCCCGCAAAGACCTCAAGCCCGGTGATGCGGAATATGAAAAGCTGAAGCGTTCCATTGAGCAGTTCGGCTATGTGGAGCCTGTCATCTGGAACAAGACCACGGGCAGAGTTGTCGGCGGTCATCAGCGTCTGAAGGTGCTGATCGACATGGGCATGACCGAGGTCGACTGCGTTGTGGTGGAACTGTCCGAGGATAAAGAAAAAGCTCTGAACATTGCTCTGAATAAAATCAGCGGTGAATGGGACAAGGATAAGTTGGCTCTGCTGATTGCTGACCTGCAGGGTGCAGATTTTGATGTATCCCTTACTGGTTTTGAGCCTACGGAACTGGATGACCTTCTGAACATCGGTGCTGATGCAAAAGATGATGATTTCGATGTTGGCGCAGAACTGGAAAAGCCCACCTTCTCCAAGGCGGGTGACATCTGGACGCTCGGTCGGCATCGGCTGATCTGCGGTGACAGCACCAAAGCTGAAACCTTCGACCTTCTGATGGGTAGCACCAAAGCGAACCTGGTCATCACCGACCCTCCGTACAACGTCAACTACGAAGGCAGCGCAGGCAAAATCAAAAACGACAACATGGCAGACGACGCCTTTTATAATTTCCTTCTGGCGGCATACACGCAGATGCACTCTGCAATGGCAGATGATGCATCTATCTATGTGTTCCACGCTGACACCGAGGGTCTGAACTTCCGCAGGGCTTTTGCCGATGCGGGTTTTTATTTATCCGGCTGTTGTATTTGGAAGAAGCAGTCCCTTGTATTAGGGCGCTCTCCTTACCAGTGGCAACATGAGCCGTGTCTGTTCGGTTGGAAGAAAAACGGCAAGCACCAGTGGTACACCGGCAGGAAGGAAACCACCATCTGGGAATTTGACAAGCCCAAGAGGAACGGTGACCATCCGACCATGAAGCCGATCCCGCTCCTGGCTTATCCCATTATGAACTCCACCATGAGCAACGCGGTGGTGCTTGACCCCTTCGGTGGCTCCGGCTCTACGCTCATTGCCTGTGAGCAGACCGACCGCATCTGCTATACCGTGGAACTGGATGAAAAGTTCTGCGATGTTATCGTGAAGCGGTACCTCGAGCAGGTCGGCAGTTCGGACGGTGTCACCGTTCAGCGTGATGGGCTGACCTACAAATACTCCGAAGTTGAGGTACAAGATGAATAATTTAACCCTCGGCAGTCTGTTTGACGGCTCCGGCGGGTTTCCTTTGGGCGGCTTGATTTCCGGCATCACACCTGTGTGGGCTTCGGAGATCGAGCCGTTTCCTATTCGGGTAACCACCAAGCGACTGCCTTTCATGAAACACTACGGCGATATTTCCCAGATGGATGGCGGGAAGATTGAACCCGTGGATATTATCACCTTCGGCTCACCCTGTACCGATATGTCGGTTGCGGGCAAGCGCGCCGGATTGGACGGACAGCAGTCCGTTCTTTTTTATCAAGCCATCCGCATTATCAAAGAAATGAGGTGTGCCACAGATGGCAAATATCCAAGATACATCGTGTGGGAGAACGTCCCCGGTGCCTTCTCCTCAAACGGCGGTGAAGACTTCAAAGCCGTCCTCGAAGCGGTCATCGGGGTCGCAGAGCCGGACACCCAGGTGCCTATGCCTGAAAAAGCAAAGTGGCCCTATGCCGACTGCTACATGGGAGACGGATGGAGCGTTGCTTACCGAACTCTCGATGCTCAATATTGGGGAGTCCCCCAACGAAGAAAACGCATCTACCTTGTCGCAGATTTTGCAGGTCGGAGTGCCTGCGACATACTTTTTAAGTCCGAAGGCGTGTCAGGGTATTCTGCGGAGGGCTTCCGCTCGTGGCAAAGAGCTGCCGGAAGTACTGCGGATTGCATTGGAGCAACAGGCTTTGACGGGTACAACGGAGATCTGACCGGGGATGTGAGTTCCACCCTCGGTGTGAACTGCGGAATGAGTACCGGCAGGAACGGCATCGTGCTGAATGACCAGGGTGGCAACCGTATGGATGTCACCGATGAGGTCACCGCCACGCTTCGAGCCGAGGCGCACCATCCTCCTGTTGTAATGGAAGCCGCAGGGTTCTGTACCGAGCATTCATCCAAGAGTCGCAGCATCGGCTATGAGGAAGAAACCTCTCCGACCCTCCGAGCCGGAGTTGTGCCTGCCGCTGTTGCCTTGGAGAACCATCCGACCGATAGCCGTGTGAAGATTTCCGAAGACGGCAATGTTCAAACACTTACTTCCCGCATGGGGACAGGAGGTGGAAATGTTCCGCTCGTGATGAATTGGGATGGTGAACAGACTGCGCCCACGCTGACAGCACATAATGCCGGAGGCAATCAGCGGATGCCAGACAAGAGCCACTTTAACTGCGTCCTTCAGGCTTACGGCATCAGTTCTCATGACAGCAATGCCATGAAATCCGATAATCCCCACAGCGGAATTTATGAAGCAGACACGGCCCGTACTATTGACGGGAACGGTGGCAACCCTGGATGTAACCAGGGCGGTATTGCCGTGGTCGAAAGCTATGCCATCCAAGGCTCTATGATCGGCAGAGATGATAAGAACGGTCCCCAGGGTGACGGCATTAACGAAGATGTCAGCTTCACCCTCAACACGGTCGACCGCCACGCTGTCTATGCCATGACCACTGGCAGCTTTGCCCAAGTTGCTGAAGATAAGGCACCCACGGTGCTTGCCAGGGATTACAAAGATCCTACCGCTGTTTGCTACGGCATCGGCAGGGACACATTCAACCAGGGCAAGAACGCAAAGTTCTCTCCGACCTTCGAGCCGGAATTGCAACCCACCCTCGTTGCCAAAGGTCCCGGTGCCGTGCAGAACGGATATACCGTCCGCAGGCTGACACCTACCGAGTGCGCCCGCTTGCAGGGCTTCCCAGACTGGTGGTGTGATGATCTGGGCATTGAGCCTACCACGGATGACCTCCGTTATTGGTACGATGTGTTTGAGACCCACCGCAAGATTGCGGGAACATCTACCAAGCCCAAGACGCTGAAGCAGATCACCAAGTGGCTGCGTGATCCGCACTCCGATGCCGCCGAGTATAAGCTGTGGGGCAACGGTGTGGCTCTGCCTTGCGTTGTTTTTGTGCTGTCCGGCATTGTCTGGTGTACACAAAATGAGGGCTGATATGTGCAGATATAATCTACACCCCAAATGTGCAGATATAACTGGATATATCGGAACACTGACGGTAATATGTGACTACCAAAATTAAAGGAGGTCACACACATGATTATCAACTACAATGTCAGCGGTTCCGAC